ACAGGAGTGGCACAGAGGAACACACCAATTGTCTCCAACTTTCATGCCCATAGCGTTAGGCTCTGCGAACATGATATGGTGCGCCTCTGCGCCATACCCGCAGACCAAGCATGGAGAACCACGCAAGGTCTTTAGGTATTTCTGGGATCGAACCCTAGGGCTTTTCTTCACCTTACCCTTGTCACCTTTCTGAAATTATCTTTCATGGCTCTAGTCTTCGCAGACTTTTCACCGTGAAGGGCAACTATACCTTGGTACAAACCAGCAGACTGAGGCTCCGGCAGGAGAGCATAATCCCCGACCTTCATCAATCGGGCTGTGTGCTTATGCCACCCATATTTGATTTGATAAGTCATAGTTTCGGGATCTGTGTACTGATAAACAGCATAATGCTCCACAGCTTTGATGGTTTTGCTAGGCTTCTTGTAACAGGGGTTTCCTGACAGGAAGTTAAAGATTTTTTTAATAACACCCATTAGAATGGCACCTCATCATCTACCGGCTTGGGGGCTGGGGCAGCTTGACCTTGAGTTCTTTCCTCATACTTATTGCCCCTGAGAGAAAGGAATGTCTCGCCAGTCTTATTGGCGGTCTTCTTCCAGCCAGCCAAGGACAGAACAGGTTTCTGAACCCCCCTGCTTTGCTGATCCATTAGATCATTAATGACCTCATCGGACAGTTCAAGTTTACCTGTGTAGTCAGGCGATGTTTCTTTGGTCTTCTTCTTGTTAGAGAACAAGACTCCTGATGGTGGATATTCACTCATGCCGCTTCTCCTTTCAGCTTGTCACTATGAATGGTAAAGTTCCCTAGAACTTTTTGATAAAGGGCTGAATCGCCCTTCTTTAATATGTCCAATGCATCCTTGTTTTCGCCCCAGAACTTTCTCAGGGTATCTACATTAGTGCAATCGGGAATAAAGTTATTAAAGACATCTGCAACTACCTTTAGACCCTCTACAACCTCTTTGGAGCCGTCTGATGACGTTACAGTAACCTTCGGCTCTGCACCCTCTGGCAAGTCCTCTCCAGCGTAGATGTAGTGACCCAGACCGTGCATTGCACAACACTTTGCCAAGCATCTCTGCAAAGCAGTATTAACTTGGAAACTATCTGGATTTTGAACTGCTTTGTTTGCGTGATTAAGAACAGGCATGATCTCTGTCTGGTCATCATCACCAATACGAACAGTGACAGCCACATAGGCGTAGCCATGTTCATCCTTGGTATAGGGCAACCCACGATCAGGACGATCAGGATTGTCGAGATAGGTTTCTGTATTCCAGATATGCTTTACATATTTAGCTTGAGGAAAATTATTCTTTACCTCACCCCAAGCCCATGCCCAACTCAAATAAGTTAGGCCATTCTTTTCTTCGGTGTGATCCGAAACGTCAACCTTTGATAAGGTCTCCCATACACTGCTCATACTATATCTCCTTTGAACTGTGAGCAAAAATTAGCGACACCGCAGTAGTCGCCCTTACATCGGACATATTCACCTTCGCGGTGTTCTATCTCCAAATTCTCTTTATCCTTAGACATAACCTTCATACTTCGCTCCATTAACGCGAGCATAAACTCTCCCGCTGAGACTTCGTTGTCAAAAACTCTTTGCGCTCTTTTGTTACCCTTTTTCTTTACAGCCCACGCTTCGCCACGCTTCCATCTCTCTTCATCACTGCATGGTGGAAAGGCTTGCGCTAGATCATAATTGATTTGAGCGTCCTGATGCATCGCCACTCTCTCCTTGATGTAGTCAATCCTCTTTGTGTCAGGCCACAGAGGGATGTCAACAAGGATGACTGGTGCTTGGGGGTAGTCTTCTCTGCGCTCAGCTTCACGCCTGTTCCAATCCCTGAGGATGGCACAAATCTGAAGAGACTTAACCTTCATACCTTTATTCTTTTGAGAAAGAAAAGCGTAGCAGTTTAGTTGTTGTTCCCACTCAATCTTGCCGTGGATAACAGACCAAACGCTTGTCACTTTGTAGTCGGTGATGCTGATAGAGTTTCCTTCGACCTTCTGATGATCAACAGCACCTGACAATATCCAGTCATTGACTGTGGCGTAAAGGCGTTCCTCAAGGATTACCCCTTCGTCCTCTGATGCGCTTTCAAGAATGTGATGGACAGCCGTGCCGAATAGAGGCCAGATCATATCTGCCGCATCTGATGTCATCTCAGAAGATTTAGCTTCCCTGAGCAATCTAACGCGAGGGCTATCTATCAAGGTGGTGACAGATATATCGGATTGCCCTTTACTGTATTTGTCATTACGAGCAAAGTTAACAAATGATTGCGGTAGATTGTGATTGTTTGTAATATTCATATGACGCCTCCCAACTATCTGTTCCTATATGCCATATACAAACAGATGTGTCAACAAATGATTGGATTTATTTTATGCCTAGAAAAGTTCATACATTTCAAATACTTGGAGAGCCAGCAAGCAAGGCCAACAGTAGAAAAATTGTTACCATGCGTGGTAAGCCTGTATCCATAAAATCAGACAAGGCGAGAAATTATGTAAAGACTTTTTCTCAACAATGTGAGAAGCTGGACGAATTATTTACATCTGATGTATGTGTTGAGATGTTAATTTATTATGCTTCAAGACGGCCTGACCTAGATGAAAGTTTAATTCTAGATTGTATGCAGGGGTATGTTTACGAGAATGACCGACAAGTTAAACAAAAGAACATTTACTGGGCGCTTGACAGAGACAGCCCCCGAACTGTCGTCAGAGTGTCGCCTTTGGAGACAGGTGATATCCCAAGCTATCTCAGATGCCTACCTTGATGACATAAAACAAAAAGAAGTTGTGTCCGAATGGATCAACACCCAAGACTTCGATACCGTTTGCGATCTTGCCTCAGTAGGTGCCAATCAAATGAGAAAAAACTTTGAAGAAGTTTTGTTGATGAGACCAGCCATAGCTAAAATGAAGGGCAGGCTTATTAAGCATTTATTAGAAAAAGAATAGTTATATATAACTAATATATTATATATATATATTATAATTATATATATTATAACCAAGGAAACTTCACTCAAAAGTTGGCCTTGACAAGGTTCCTCTCTGGGCATATCGTTGATGCAGTTCTTGGAGGAACAAATGAAAATCGAAAATTCCCTTATCGGCACAGCGCACAAATTGGGCGTTGGGCAACACAGAGTTCAGTGTCCGTTTTGCTCCACCACTAGGAGGAAAAAGGGCATGAGAGACCTTTCCATAAATGTTGACGATAGTCATGTTTTGTATCATTGCCACCACTGCGAGGAGACAGGCAAAGTCCAGATCGAAACCCAACAATTCACACCAAGGAAAAAGCCCATGCAACTTGCGGTCAAGCACGATTACTCAAACCTATCTGACAATGCAATCGCTTGGTTACGAGATCGTGGAATTTCAAAACAAACCGCAGACAAGGCAGGACTCAAGACATCAACGACCTACATACGAGCGGTCAATGCAGAGACCGAATGTGTCGTGTTTCCATACACCAATCAGGGGCAGCAGTATGCTGCCAAGATCAGAAGTTTGTCTGACAAGGGATTTTCCTGCAATGGAAGCCCACAATCATTTTTTAATATCGACAGCGTGGCAACAAATGATGACCTGATTATTTGTGAAGGCGAAATGGATGCGCTTTCGTTCATTGAAGCTGGGTATGAGAGTGTGGTTTCTGTGCCGAATGGCGCGGTGATGAAGGTTGTAGATACAGAGGTTGACCCAGAGGATGACAATAAATTTAAGTTCTTATGGGATGCTAAAAAGAAGATCGACCTTGCGGCAAAGATAATTATTGCCACAGATTGCGATACCGCTGGTCAGGCCATGGCAGAAGAGATTGCCAGACGTATAGGCAAAGACAGATGCTGGAAGATTGAGTTCCCAGAGGATTGCAAGGATGCCAATGACGTTCTTGTTAAGCATGGCAAGAAGAAGCTGGATGATATAACCGCATTCTGTAAGCCTTGGCCTGTGGCTGGGTTATATGATGCCGATCATTTCTATAAGCAGCTTGATGACATCTACGAGAATGGTATGGGTTCAGGGGCTGGCACTGGATACCCAAATGTTGACGATCTTTACAGCATCGTTGAGGGGCAACTGACCGTGGTGACAGGACATCCATCGTCTGGTAAGTCTGAATTTATTGATCAGATCATGGTCAACCTAGCATCCCGTGAGGGTTGGAAGTTTGGTATTTGTTCATTTGAAAATGAGCCGCGCATCCACATCGCCAAGCTAATCAGCAAGTATCTTGAAAAGCCTTTCTTCCAAGGCATGACCCCGCGAATGACAAAGGATGAATTGGAACGTGGTAAAGCGTTTATTCAATCTCACTTTTCTTTCGTATATCAGGCCGATGGATCAATGGCTACAGTCGAGGGCATCATTGAGCGACTGAAGGTTGCCGTCATGAGGAATGGCATCAGAGGGGCTATCATTGACCCATACAACTACATAGCCAAGAGCCGTGACATATCTGAGACAGATTGGATTTCAGACATGCTCACAAAGCTGCGGGTCTTCGCGCAGTCTCACGGTATACATCTGTGGTTTGTGGCTCACCCGACAAAGATGATGCGCGACCAGAACGGCAAAATACCACCGCCGAAAGGCTATGATATCTCCGGCTCTGCCGCATGGTTTGCCAAAGCTGATGTCGGTCTAACGGTGCATAGGCCAGACCCATCAAAGACAGAAAGCCAGATACACATTTGGAAGTGCAGATTTTCATGGGTGGGGCAACAGGGTCAGGCAAGCTTGTACTTCAACCCGATAACATCCACATACACCAACGAACTTGACGATCCATTCGCGGACATGCCTGAGCCGAGTTATGATGTCAAAAAATATGGAGAGACACCGTTTTGATTAGATTAGGAAAGCAACTGCTTGAAGAAGCCGCGACTACGATAGACGCGAGGGGCGACCACTACGGTACGCCAATGGATAATTTTACGAGGATTGCCAGACTGTGGAGTGTAATACTCGACACAGAGGTCACGCCCATGCAAGTAGGGCTGTGCCTTGATGCTGTTAAGACGGCGAGGCTTTGCGCTACGCCTGAGCATTGGGATAGTCTGGTTGATAAGGCAGGATATGCGGCGGCTACAGCGGAATGCTTGAAGCCAATCGGTACAGATGATAGTAGTTGACGTTTTAAGAAGTTACCTGTAACTTTTATTTATCACTTTCATTGTGATTTTCTCCAAAGAACTAGGGGTGGCTTTTTTAGCCGCCCCTTTTCCCTCACATTTTTTCAAAACATTCAGCTATTATTTTATTGGGTGATATTACCCCATTTTTAGACATGTACTCAGATAAAAAGTTTCTTGCCTCTTTTGCTGTTAGGTTATAGGCATTCATTCCTTTTATTTCATATCTGGTTTTACTGCATCTTACTTTATGAAATTTGGGAAACCTAATGTGATGCCATTTTAGGCCGCATCTAATCCCTATATAAAACTTACTCCAAGTTATTCCGTATATTTTTCTTTTCCCTGCTTTATGCACATATGTGCAGTGATTAAACAAAACAAACTTACCAAAGCTAAATGTTTTGTCTTTTGTTTTATTAAAAAACTGCAAATACTCTGGCTCATAGGGTACTTGTACAAGTCTAGCCACATAGCTTGTTTCCAATGCTTCGTTAATAGCATTTATGTTGTTTTGAATTTTTTTACTTACGCTCATTTTTTTCTCCAATAAAAGTTTGTGGAATGCATACAGAGTAGGGAGAAGTGACAGGCTCTGTATGCTTGCGGCAGTCCCACGGCTACCGTTCAACTCCCTGTCACTTGTTCAGTTATTATGTTTCGCCTCATATAGTTTTAGTTTCTCTCTTAATGATGCGATTTCAATTTGGTAATTTTGCACCATTCTTTTACGCCCAGCAGACGCCTTGTGAGATGAGGAACAGTATTTCGCATCCTTAAAAGAACGAAACATTGATCCGCACCACTCACATTTGTTT